AGACGTTTTCCTTGACCGCAGCCTGCGCCACCTTCCACTTGTATTGGATGGTTTGCAGCTTGTTGATGAAGTTAAGCCCGAGAGGGTTGTCACCAAGGATGTTCTTTTCCCGTTCGTCCGAGGTGTTAACCGAACCGCTGACCGCGTACACATCCACGAATCGGAAGGATGCCGCGCCCAAGGTCATTGAGTTGTCTACCTCGGGACGAAGGAAGGCATCCTCCACCCGAGCGCGTGCTGTAGCTTTGGTGCCAAGCAGGACGGCCTTGGGGTTGCCCGATCCTGATGCGCCTGAGATTATGTAAAGCGCATCGTTGCCGTCTGTGTAGATGTAAGCGCCAAGTCCACCGGCTGCGGTTCTCCATCGAACTTCACCGGATTGCGGGAGTTGGATGCCGCTTGCATATAAACCTTGTGTGCCAACTGTTGCGCTAAAAAAACCGCCGTATCCCGTGCTGCCTGATCCGCTTCCTATAACACCCGAACCGCCCGCACTAGTGCCATAAACGCCACCGCTTGAAGAGCTTGTCGATGTGTTGCGCCCCCAAATTGCATAAGGAGCGCCATCTGATGCGCCATTGTTATTTGTGGTGCCGTAGAAACAAGAATTACCGCCAGTGTTGTTAGCGACAATTGTTGAATAAAGCAGAGGATAAAGACCGCCAATTGGCGAAGTGGTAGAAGTTGTCCCTGCAAAGTTCGCGCTGCCTCCAATGTTGATGTTGGAAGCGCCGGTCAAGCTAAGGGCAGACCCGTCCCAAAGCAAAGACGCAGACGATGATCCAATGCTGAACTTGTAAGCACCGCCGCTGTAACCAAGGAAGAAACCCGTGCCGGTGTTGTAGTCGGTTTGCCCGCCTTGAATGTTGCCGGTGTTGCTAACTGTCAAAGTGTTTTGAACCGTCAAAGCGCCGGTGTTGACCGTGATGGCCGACAGCGTGCCGACCTTTAAGCTTGAGATGTACGGCGTAGACCACACCGTGTTTCCGGTTGTCGGGTCGTAGATGCCGTCCGATTGATACAGGGAATCAGTGCTAGACGGGTTGGGGTCGCTTGCGCCCCACGTTGCAGCGAATCCCCAAGTCGCAAGTGATTGGGCACTGCTTGGAAATGACGCAGACCCGGTGGTGGTGATGTTCCCAGCAACAGGGGAAGGATTGCTAGGCACTCGCGCAAAACAGATGCGTGCGCTTGACCCCGCCGATCCCGTTGGGCCTGTGTTACCGGCATATCCCGCCGCGATGATGCTTGCGGTTGTCCAATTGATCGTGGTCGTTGTGGCCGTGCCTGCATCAATCAAAGATACAGACGCTTCCCAAAGCGTAAAGCCTGCGCTTGGCGAGGTTGTGATTGAGCTAGACCATCCCGCAGGGTTGGGCGTAAATGTTCCGCTAGACCATGTGTACGTCGAGGTTCCCGTTGGGCCTGCCGGAATGGTTGCAGCCCATTGATAAACAGAAGCCTTTGCCGTTTTATTTCCGGTCGGCCCCGTTGGGCCTGTCGGCCCTGTCGGGCCTGTTGCTCCGTTTGTTGACTGCGCGTAGACGCTAAAGCCCGAAGTCCAACTGATCGTAGTCGTTAAGACAGCGCCCGGTTCAGAGACTTCCTTTGCCGCGACCCACAGAGAAAACCCTGCCGTGCCGGGGTTAGCCGGAATGATCGTCTGCCACCCATTGCCCCCGGTGTAGCCTGAGTTTGTCGCGGTAGCCCATGTGAACGTGCTAGTGCCTGACGGGTTGCCGGGTTGAGTAAGCGCCCACTGATAGAGATACGCAATCGCAGTCTTGACGCCCGAAGGCGAGACAGGTGCCCACACAAACGCCGATGAAACCGTCGAAAGCTGCGAGGTGGCTACGTCGTTTGCGACCTTGAACGCAAAGTAGTACGTTGCCGCAGGAAGCGAAACATTGGTGAACTTGAACGCAAGCGAGGGCGCGAAGGTCTGCGAGTTGGCTGAATACTCTGTGCCCCATACCTTCCAATCGGAAGCCGAAGGCGTCGCGGAGGTCGTATAGAAAAGCGTGATGCTTGTGACGCGGCCTGAGCTTGGCACGTTGCAAGTGACGCTGAACGAGGGAACCGCAGCCGAGGGCAATTGATCGCTGACAGTCGGGGCAGCAAGAGCGGAAAAGAAATACGCAGAGGAAAGCCCGCTGTTAGGCGAAGGCGTGAATTGCGTAATGTTTTGATCGTCGTATACGTCGGCGTTGTACTCGGTGCATTCAATCTGTGCGCCAAGGTTGCCGTCGGGTAGGGTCGTTTCGCTGACCTTGATGGCGCGGAACAGCTTATTCGTCCAACCGTAGTCGCTGTTTGTGATGCTGATGACATCACCCGCGTCCACCTGAATGCCGGGGTATGCGGTCGAGAACGTGACAATTAAGTCCTCACGCGCCTGCTCAAGCATCCGATTGGCGATGTATTGAGCTTGTACCGAGTCGTTGATCAGGTCGAACGTCACCGTGGCTTTGTTGGCCGGTTCGTTCGCGTACATCAAGACACTTGGCGTTTCCAAGAAAATCAGGTTGGGCTGATCCTTGTTGCCCTTCCACGGGAACGTGGCCTCGACTTGGTTAATGCTCTGCGTGATGTCGGAGATGCTTACCCGCAGTTCACCGATGATGTTGGAGTCATCAAACGAGAAGGATGACGACTCTGCCTTGTTGATCACCGGCATCCACTGACCCGTGGTTTCTTGGTACGCAAGCCAAGAGTCGCAAGCCGTGAGAATGCGGTCGATGTTGCTCAGGACGTTCTCGCCCGTGTTCAGCACACCGTTGATCCGATACCGAGCTTGAGTAGTAGAGCCGCCCGTATACGGGATGTATGTGATCAGTTGGTCAGAGTAGGTGTTCAGCGCCGCACAAGCCGTGGTGTTGATGTTGCCGATGGGAACCGCGCAGCCATACACATCCGACTTCAGGTAGTCCTCAAGCACATCACCGGGGCGTGCCGCGCCTGCACTCTTGAGGTAATGCGAAACCTTGAAGGTCAGGGGCTGAAGTCCCGTCGTGCCCGCTTCGCTGTTGTAGGTGAGCTTGACGATGGCGAATGCCAAGCCGTTCATCTGCCGCGTTGGGGTGCTAGGCCACCGCAGGCTAGGCGTGATGTCTGCGCCACCCATCACCACACTCGGGGAAGAGCCGGTCACGTTGACAATCGTGCCCGCAGCGTTGGAGGTGTAGAGGTTGATGTAGAGGTTGCCCGAAATCTTCGTGTCTACGTTGCCCGCGCCGTCAGTCAGGGATACAACCTTGGTGGGGTCGGTGCCGTCAAAGGTGACGAGTCGGTCGCCGTAGTAGAACTGCGTGCGGTCATAGGTTAACTGACCATCAGGCGAGATGTTGCTGACCACTAAGACGTAGTACATCGTCTTGTTGTCGGTGGACAGCACCGCATCAACGAATGTGCCGCCTAGCCAAGCATCGCCATAGACAACCGGAATCGGGTTGTTTGCGCTTGGGGGGATTTGCTGCCGCGAGCCGGGATCGACTTGGTTGGGCGCCCTGTTAGTCCCGAATGTGCGGGTCACGACATAGGACAAGGCATAGTTAGCCGCGAAAGCTATTGCAATATATGGGAGGGTTCCTGCCGCAGCCGCACCCAACACGGCGGTAGCAATCATTGTTCCGACCATTTTTTATTCCTTGCAGTACGTCGAGTCGATCTTTTTAAAGCCTCGGCTTTCAAGATCAATCTTAGGGCTTTGGGGCATCAGCGAAATGATGACAACCTCGGCCCGTTCCTGATCAATCAATTCTTGTGCTTTCTTGTTGTAGGCCAAAAACAATTTGCCGCCAATCGTTGTGTTCCTATGTTCGGGCGCGACCCACCAAGCTAGTTCCCTGACTTCGTTAACCTCGGGGCACCACACATTCGGCACCACGATCCCTGCCGCCATCCCGCGATATTCGTTGTCCACCAAGACAAAGCCGCGACCAATGATGAGCGAGGAAAGCAGGCCGCGTATGTGTTGCTCGTCGTGTAGTTTCTTGTCTCTTAGCTTGATGATCGGGGACTCTGCCGCATATTGCCGCATCATCTCGACGCAGGCATCTATGTCGAACTTGTTTGCTTCCCTGATCATTGCCCGATGGTGTCTTCGTACTCAATCCTTGGAACCGTCGTGCCGCCGTTGCCGCCGTTGATGCCGCCCGGACTTGCCACGCCGCCACCCGA